CAACAGCGGACGTCGTGGTCCAAATTCTGCTCCTGACAATACGCCAGTTAAACCAGGTAGAATAGAAAAACTCAAAACTAGAATTAAACATCATGCTGACTCAAGTCGCTATGGTGGGTATGAACCCGAACACGACGACGATCAATTGCTGACTACACAGCAGCGTTGGAGATTGAACAAGGCAGTTACCCCAGATCATGACATAGATGAAGCACGTATGAGTGCCGCACAACGATTGAGCACGGCCTGGGATCGACAACGTGCCAAGAGTGATGCCAGCTTGGCAAGAACTCCTGGCTCAATTCCCAAAAAACAAGAACCCAAGAAAGCAGACCCTGTACCAAAGACCGTGAGCGAGCATCGTGTGCAACGTCGGGCACTGATGGCGCAGATGTTAAACGGACATTGAGTTAACCAAACCACTTGCATATAGTCAACACAGTTGCTATAATGTATTTTTACTGGAGAACTCTATGGACAATCAAAAAACATTCAATGGCGATCAGAAAATCAAGCTGATCCAAATCATCAACGAGGGCATGCAAGTCACCCAAGAAATTGAAACTCTCACCGGCGGTCTCAATGACACCATCAAGGCCATTGCTGAAGAATTGGAAATCAAACCCGGTGTGCTGAAACGAGCAATCAAGCTGGCACACAAAGCTGAGTTTGGTCGAGCCAAACAAGATCACGAATTGCTGGAAACTATCCTGGAAACAGTTGGTCGTATACTCTAACGATTTGTGCAGTTATTGAAATGATATCTTTTCAGTACATTACCGCCAGATTTTCCACAATGCGGGCAAGTTAGAATCTTTTGCGATTTGCCAAGATTAGTAAGACCCGCAGCTCGCGCACTCTTGCTAGAGAATCCCTCATTTCCGCGAATCAGACGCCCGCTAACAAACCCATTAGGACATTGTTTTGCTTGAACAGATACATTGCCATTATTATACCAATGATTTCCGATGTTAGCTTCGGACAACTTTTGCCGATGTTCGGTAGTTTTAGGTCTTGATTGTGCTAAACTAATTGCTTGTTTATGTTCAGTAGTTATTGCCTTGGACTTAAATCTATGTTTGCCATAGTAGCAACTTTCATTTATCAACATTGGGTCGCTCCAGTGTTCAAAAATAAGTTTCTGCTCAAAGTCATAGGCTGAGTCAATATCAAAAAACTCGGCTACCACAACCCAATCATATTCTAAAAAATTTTGTTTTATTAACTTCTTAGATGTTTTATATTTTGGTAAATCAAGATGTGACAGCCTATTGTGTTTTAGATTGGCACCACGATATCCAATATAGAATTGATTGGTTACTTTATGTGTGCAGATATAAACGTAAGGCATTGCTTTAGACGATGAATAAATAAACATGCTGATAGTTCCTTATAAACTGTTAGAGCGGGTGGATGTTGTCGCATCGCGACCTGCACTTTTATTTACCAGAATGCTGTACTTTTTAATTTATTAATGCTAAAATATATGCATGAGTAATACGTTGTTTAAAATTTTTAGATGGATACACGATGACTACACCAGTTCACCTGTTCGTTTTATTGTGGAAATTGCGGCTTGGGCAATTAGTGTTGGATGTTCAATCACTATGGCCCTCACTGTACCTATCCCTCCTCTTATTGTGCTATATCCTATTTGGATGGTTGGCTGTATTATGTACGCTTGGGCTAGCTACACTAGACGCAGCTTCGGGATGCTTGCCAATTATATATTGCTAGTATCAATTGATACTGTTGGACTAATAAGGATGATACTTAATTGAGTTACGTAGCCACCTTATCCCCGGCAGATAATAAAAAGGAGAATTATCATTAGTTATGTGGACTGTTTATATGACCGAGCACACGATCGAATTCACGTTGTAGAACGCCGAGATGGTCGACGGGTATATCAAGAATACCCAGCCAACTATGTGCTTTACTATGACGACCCACGTGGCAAGTTTCGTAGCATCTACGACACGCCTGTAAGTAGATTTTCCTCACGCAACAACAAAGAATTCCGCAAGGAAGTGCGTATGCACTCCAGTAAGAAAATCTACGAAAATGATATCAATCCAATCTTCCGTTGTTTAGAGGACAACTACAAAGGCCAAGACGGACCCAAGCTACACACAGCATTTTATGACATCGAAGTTGACTTTGATCCAGAACGTGGATTCTCACCTGTAAGTGATCCATTTAACCCAATCACTGCTATCTCAGTATACATGGATTGGCTGGATCAGATTGTGACATTGGCAGTACCACCGCGACACATGAGCATGGCAACTGCTAAAGAAATTGCCGCAGAGTTTGACAACTGCTTTATGTTTGAAAAAGAAGCAGACATGTTGAACACATTTCTAGACTTGATTGAAGATGCGGACATTCTCACTGGTTGGAACTCAGAAGGATACGATATTCCTTACACAGTGAATCGTATCACCAGAGTGCTCAGCAAAGATGACACTAGACGTATGTGTTTGTGGAATCAGTATCCCAAGCCACGTATGTTTGAACGCTTCGGTGCAGAGAATCAAACCTACGATTTAGTAGGACGAGTGCATATGGACTATATGCAATTGTATCGCAAATACACTTATGAAGAACGTCATAGCTATGCGCTGGACGCTATTGGTGAATACGAAGAAATTGGTCGCAAGACTGCATTTGAAGGCACACTGGATCAGCTGTACAACCAGAACTTCAAAATCTTTATTGATTACAACCGCCAAGATACAATGCTGATTGGCAAGCTGGACAAGAAACTGAAATTCTTGAGCTTGGCCAATACACTGGCACATGAAAATACCGTGCTGCTGCAAACCACAATGGGTGCAGTGGCTGTAACTGAGCAAGCAATTATTATTGAAGCTCACGAACGTGGTATGGTAGTTCCTAACCGTAAAGAAAGACTCTCAGATGAAGACACGCAAGCCGCAGGTGCCTATGTTGCTTACCCCAAAAAAGGAATCCACGACTGGATTGGTAGTATCGACATCAACTCGCTCTATCCCAGTGCTATTCGGGCCCTTAACATGGGTCCAGAAACCATTGTCGGCCAACTGAGGCCCATAATGACTGACCGGCTGATTCGAGACAACATGACCAAAGGAGATAGCTTTGCTGCTGCTTGGGAAGGATTGTTTGCCAGCTTGGAATACACAGCCGTGATGGAACAACAACGCGGTACAGAGATCACAATAGATTGGCAAGATGGTGCAGAAACTGTTCACTCTGCTGCTGAAATTTGGAAGATGTTGTTTGATTCAAATCAACCTTGGGTGCTCAGTGCCAATGGAACCATATTCACCTATGAGAAAGAAGGTATCATCCCTGGCTTGCTCAAACGTTGGTATGCTGAACGTAAAGACATGCAGAAAAAAGCCAAGGAATACGAAGGCAAGGATGATGTGCAATTTGAATATTGGGACAAGCGACAACTGGTCAAGAAGATCAATCTAAACAGTTTGTATGGTGCTATTCTCAATCCAGGTTGTAGATTCTTTGACAAACGCATTGGACAAAGCACCACCTTGGTAGGGCGCAGTATTGCCAAACATATGGATGCATACGTGAACGAATGCATCACTGGTGAATACGATCACACAGGTAAAAGCATTATCTATGGTGATACTGATTCATGTTATTTCACAGCATGGCCAATGGTCAAAACTGAAGTCGAGGACGGCAGAATGGAGTGGTCTGCAGAGACTTGTATTGCACTGTACAACTCCATTGCTGATCAAGTGAATGATAGTTTTCCAGGATTCATGGAACAGGCATTCCATTGTCCACGAGAAATGGGTGCTGTGATCCGTGGCGGGAGAGAAATTGTAGCACGTACTGGATTGTTTATTACCAAAAAACGATATGCAGTATTGTACATCGACAAAGAAAACAAACGTGTGGATGTAAATGGCAAGCCGGGCAAGGTCAAAGCCATGGGCTTGGATCTGAAACGCAGTGACACGCCTGTGGTTATTCAAGAGTTCCTTGGCGATCTTCTAAATAAGGTTCTAACAGGAACACAGAGAGAAGATATAGTGGCACGAGTCAGAGAGTTCAAATACGTATTCACAGAGCGACCAGGGTGGGAAAAAGGTAGCCCTAAACGTGTGAATAATTTAACCAAATATGGCAAAGAAGAAGAACGACTGGGCAAAGCCAACATGCCCGGGCATGTTCGTGCTGCATTGAACTGGAACAATTTGAGACGAATGAATTCTGACAATTATTCAATGCAGATTGTTGATGGTATGAAGACCATTGTGTGCAAACTCAAAAGCAATGCACTTGGGTGGACATCAATTGGTTATCCTACAGATGAACAACATTTACCACAGTGGTTTAAAGACTTGCCATTTGATCATGTTGGGATGGAAGCCACGGTGGTAGATCAGAAAATTGATAATCTCTTGGGTGTGTTGGGATGGGATTTAAAGTCAAGTACCAACACAGCAAATACATTTACTAGCTTGTTCTCATTCGAATGAAACTCAGTGGCAAAACTCTACCAGAAGTCATTGACATTCTTATCAAACAAATTTATAATAGCTTAGACTTAGACAAGTTACTCGAACTGGCCAAAACACTGACCATTGACATTCACCAGCAAAGGTATGTACAGTATTAAAACAGTTCGAACAACTATAGATAACTTTCTGGAAGAACATAACTTTCTGGAAGAACAACTGCAACAATTATTTAACAAAAGGACCACAAAATGAAAGACCATCTCTTAGACCTAGTACAACACACATTCGATCTTGGATGTATCGACTTGATCAAAATCTCAGGCACCGATGCTGCTACCGCAGTAAATGGTGTTGCTGCTGACAATTCAGTTATCTTGGAGGCACAATTTGCCAACCCTGTTGCTGAGTTCATTGGCACGTTTGGTATGCCCAATCTTGGTAAACTCAAGACCTTGCTTAACTTGCAAGAGTATCGCGAAGATGCCAAACTGGCCATCACACGCAGAACCACAGGTGAACCCGACGGTATCAACTTTGAAAACAAAGATGGTGACTTCCGTAACAACTACAGATTCATGACCAGTGAAGTTGTGAATGACAAACTTAAAACTTTGAAATTCAAAGGTGTAAATTGGCACATCACTGTTGATCCTACAGTATCTGCTATTCAACGTTTGAAAATGCAGTTTCAGGCCAACTCAGAAGAAACAAACTTTCAAGTCAAAGTTGAGGACAAGAATCTAAAATTCTTCTTTGGAGATCATTCTACACACAGTGGTAATTTTGTGTTTCACCCCGACATTGTGGGAACACTTAAACGCACTTGGTCGTGGCCGGTGCAGCAAGTGATCAGCATATTAGGACTGGTTGGTGACAAGACCATGAAGATCAGTGATGACGGCTGTATGCAAATCACAGTGGATTCTGGCCTGGCAGTTTACAACTACATTTTACCTGCACAAACCAAGTGATCAATCAAGACAATCTCACAGCTAAACAAACTGGTCCTGATGGACAAAGCCAATATGCTGTGTTTCTGCCAGCTATCTCAGGATTCTACGCCACATTTGTGGGCAAGCAACGCAATGGGCCATATGTAGATCCTGCACGTATGCCGGCTGCACTCACTGATATGGAAATGATGAACTGGCTCAACAGTCAACAAGCATTGTTTCCATACCGGTGGAGTTTGTATTCGGGTGGACATGCCAATCTAGATCTTGCCAAGCAAGACTGGTCGGAAGACATGGTTCGCAATCGAGAACCAGGCACATTTATGCTGGGCGACTCAGGAGGATTCCAGATCGCCAAGGGCTTGTGGGAAGGTGATTGGAAAGCCAATTCGGGCTGTGCCAAAGCACAAAAGAAACGTGCTGCTGTGTTAACATGGTTAGACAGCGTGAGTGACTACGGAATGATTTTGGATATTCCTACTTGGGTTATTCATGACAAGAAAGCATCAAAAGCCTGCCAAATTACCACACTACAAGAAGCTGTGGATGCTACCAAGTTCAACAATGAATACTTTATGGCCAACCGCAAGGGCAAAGAAAACGGTGGTGCCAAGTTCTTGAACGTGTTGCAAGGTGACAATCATACCTCAGCTGAACAATGGTATCAGGAAATGAAAGACTTTTGTGATCCTGCGAAGTATCCCAACACACACTTTGATGGTTGGAGTATGGGTGGACAAAACATGTGCGATGTGCATCTGGTACTCAAACGTCTAGTAGCATTGCGGCATGACAACCTGCTGCAACAGGGCAAGCATGATTGGATGCACTTCTTGGGTACATCAAAACTGGAATGGGCTGTGCTGCTTACTGTGATTCAACGTGCTGTTAGAAAGTATGTGAATCCCAATTTCACTATCTCTTTTGATTGTGCAAGTCCATTCCTGGCCACGGCCAATGGTCAAGTATATCATCAGATTGACTTGCCACATGATGGCAAATGGTGCTATAGAATGAGTCCTATTGCCGATAACAAGAAATACAGCACAGACACAAGACCCTACGGTCAGGCTGTGGTAGCAGATGGCTTGGTTGATCACTTTGATGAGAGCCCACTAAGTCGGTTATTGACCATGAAAGATATCTGCATCTACAAGCCCGGTGATCTAAACAAGATTGGTAAAGAAGGCAAGACAAGTTGGGATTCATTCTCGTATGCATTGTTGATGGGTCATAATGTTTGGATGCATCTGGAAGCTGTGCAACGTGCCAATCGTACATTTGATTCTGGATCATGGCCTTACATGATGTGGAACGAAAACGGTGATCATGCACACTTTGCAGACATTGTGGAGGCTATCTTTGCTACCGATGATCGTGCAGAGTCAGAAGCTATAATCGAATCCTACAACAGATACTGGATGGATATTATTGGTACTCGCGGATTCAAAGGCAAAAAGGCCATGAATGCCAATACACAGTTTTCGGCGTTATTTGATGTGACAGAGGTTGACTCAGACCCTGAAGATATGTTAAACTCTGAAGCATTACAACAACTTGAACAGGATCAAGTATGATACGAGCAGGACACGACGATGTGGCATTCTTCACTGGCACAGAAGTAGAACACACCCCCGCATTTGGTAAAAAGACATTGTTTGTAGTGGGCTTGCAGACAGCAGATGATATTGCTGCTCACATGCAAGGTTGCGAACATATCTACTTTGGTGCCAATCAGAGTTTTCCCAACATCAACACCGACGATTATGTCAAGTGGTCGCAATGGCAAGATATGATCTATCCCTTGTTAGATCTTGGTTATCTATGTACATTGGATATCAATGTTGCTCAAGTAGAGGGGATGTTAGAAGGTTCATTCACCGAGTATCACAACTTCATTCCAATGATTTCAGTCAAGATACCTTACATTGGTCAGCTGGGATACAATGCTACTCTCAAGCTAGACGACAAAGACTTTGCTGCTACCAACCCAGGCGTTTGGTGCCACAGCATACATGAACTACAAAATCGTGACCACTTTACTGACTGGTCTAAATACGCAAAGGACGAAACATTATGAAAGCCAAAGTTGTTCGGCTCAAAGCAAATATGGTTGGTCGATCTGTTCCATCAAATTTTGGTGGTGCTGCTGGTCGAGATATTGAACATAAACTTAGTGCGCAAGGTTTTCCTATGTCTAATGCGCCCGGACCAGATATACCAGAGATTGAGATGGAAGTCAAATCAAGAGATCTTGACGCCACCTCTGCACAAACAATTGGCAAAATGACTCCAGAGGACATTATTTCAACATCATATCGAGAGTCTGTGATTTACACAAAATTACAACAACAATATCGAGTCAAGACTAAAGATCAAGTAATTGTTTCAGCAGAAGTCTATGATTTTTCAGCATCACACATACAAGAAAAAATTGAAAAGTGCTACGAAGCAGCTAGACAAAAAATCATTGCAGGTGATACCCGTGATTACATACGAGGCGGCTACTTTGGTTTTTTTGAGCGCTCGGCTGTTGGACCTAGATCATACCAGTTTAGATTTACAGATAATGCGATGAAAAAACTTGAGTTTATGTCTCGATCAACCTTTACCAAACTTTTTACTTTAGAATAATATTATGAATGAACGCAATCAAGCCTTGGCTGACTCCCGCAAACAAATTAAAAATCATGCAACACGTACAATCTTTGTACGATTCCAAAAGGAAGGCATTCATTGCTATCCAGCAGCAGCTACAGATCCTGCACTGGCCACGGGTGATGAATACGATGTATCTTTCTTAGCAAGCCCACACCGTCACATATTTCACTTTGAAGTGACCATACAAGTATTCCACACCGATCGTGATATTGAGTTTATTCGATTCAAACGCTGGTTAGAAAATCTCTATGCCGGTGGCACATTAGAACTCAACTACAAGAGTTGTGAAATGATCAGCGATGATTTATATGAACAGATCGCTGCTCGCTATCCGGAACGTAACATCATTATCAATGTAAGCGAAGATGGTGAAAACGGTGCAACGATCAGTTATAATCTAACACAACCTTATCAATCAATCAAACTCTAAAAGGAAACTATGGCTAAAATTATTATCAAAAGCAATCCACGTACTGAACAAACCTGGGAGGAACTGGATCAATATCGTGAGTTTTGCGTAGACTACGGATACAAGTTCAATGAGGCGGATCTGTATAACTTCCGCAGTTATGCATTCCAACAGTTCAACAAACATACTCAAGGCAAGCCTGCCAAGAACATGTGGGATGAAGATACTCGTCGCCTGGCTGGATATCGCACATGAGAAAACTGTTTTACATGGGTCTTGAAAAATAAAAAATATGAAATGAAAGATAAATAATATATCAAGGAGATATATTATGACTAAGGGACCTAAAAAAGGATCAACACAGGCACCTGAACACGTTGCCAAAAGAGTAGCAAATCGTACCAAATGGAACGGAGGTCATAATCTTATGACCACAATAGTGTTCTTGGAAAAATTACAAATCGTATGGCCAGATTGTCCATACGATTTGTCTAAAGTTGATTACATCAAAAATGATGTGAAGGTTACTTTGGTCTGCTCTAAACACGGAGATTTCGTTAAATGGCCATCTGACGTATTAAACCACAGTGGATGTCCAATGTGTTCGGGATTGGCATATAAACCGAAAGAGATTGTGAAAAAACTTAGTGAGCTATTTCCAAAGTATGACTATTCAGATAGTATCTATATTAAGTCAACTAAACCGATGCAGGTTAAATGTAGGCAACATGATTCGTTTTTTCAACAATCTCATTATAGAAAAGAAGAATGTCCTAAATGCTCAAAAGAGCGGCGCCTTCAAGAGAGGATTGCAGCTGGAAGAGCCAAGGATCCGTCAACACTGTCAGAATATGAAAAATATAGACGAGCGGTATGGAAAGAAACAAACAAAACTTACACGAAATATAAAACGATATTGGGTAGTAGAAGCAGGATTAGACATTTAGACCACGTATATTCAATATTGCACGGTTTCCGAGATTCAATTGACCCATTGATACTAGGAAACATTGTAAATTTACGTATAATAGACAGTAAGATGAGCCAAGCAAAAAGCATGAACAGCGACTTTACTAAGGAAGAATTAATGAAACTCTATGAGGATAGACAATGAGAAAATTATGGTATTGTGGATTGGAGCCTTATAAAGCCCGATACACCTTGCAATTACAAGAGTGGAATACTACTGTGTTTGATGCTCGTGGCATTAACTACGTGGTAGTGCCCGGAGAAACGCTCAGTAATGATCAAGCCATTGTGACAGGTCAAGTATTGGATGCACATGGTCGTACATACTTTGGTATGAGCCAGCTGATGAATCTAGTCAAGATGATGAAAGCAGGAGAATGCACCAATGAAGATGTCATTTATTTCGAAGACATGTTCCAGCCTGGTATCGAGTCGCTACCATACATACTCAAACAGATACCGGAGTCGTCAAGACCAAGAATCTTTGTTCGTTGTCTCGCTCAGTCTATTGACCCTGATGATTTCGTACATGTCTGGGGCATGGGCGAGTTTATGGGTCACTATGAAAAGATGGTGGACAGTTTCGTGGATGGTGTATTGGCCACTAATGAAGAAATGGTAATGCATATGAAGATTGCAGGTTGGCGTGCTCCAATCTACAATATTTCAGGATTAGCATTTGGCAAGGCAGAAGTGCAGAGTCGTGTAGCAAGTATTAAACGATTCGATGATCGCAAATATCGTGTAGTCTTTAGTGCCCGTTGGGATCAAGAGAAACAACCAGACTTCTACATGGACTTGATTGACGCATGGCACAAACGCCATCCCGATAATGTAGATGTGGAATTTGCAGTATGCAGCGGCGGTAAGTTGAAAAGCAATAGCGAAAGCTATATGCAACGAACCAGTGACTTACAAGCAGCAGGTAAACTTGTGATCTACGAAGATCTTGAAAAGAATGACTACTACGATATCGTTAATGACTCTCGTGTTGTGTTCAATTGTGCTTTACAAGATTGGGTCTCAAATACTGTCTCGGAAGCAGATGCTCTTGGGTGCAATGTACTTTACCCTGCTTATCGCAGTTTCCCTGAAACTTTTGCTAATGATCATACTCGCTTGTACGTACCTTGGTCCATCGATGATGCTATGAACAAATTGGAAATACTGTTGACTTGGCAACATCCACGCATGGGACAAATTAGCGATCGCAACAACGGCACAATTGATCGTGTGTTAGATATCATGCAAGGCCACGGTGAAAGCATGTTGCGCATGGGCGTGGATTATAGAAAACACACCCGAGAAGGAAAATTCTAAATGATTGTGGTAGTAACCGGTTCTTCGGGGTACATCGGCGGGCAAGTGGCATTGGCTTTGTCGGATGCTGGACACAAGGTGATTGGTATCGATCGTAGGCCTTGCCCACCACGCTTGAAAGATTCGTTTAGTCAATTTGTTCTAGCAGATTTTGATAGTGACCAGGCCAAAACAAAATTGATACAGTGCCAGCCTGACGCTATTATTCATTGTGCCGGTACCAGTTTGGTAGGACCCAGCGTTAAACATCCTGCAGATTACTATCACAACAATGTGATCAAGACCATCCACTTGCTGGATCTTGTGACCAATGCCTTGCCCAAGACTAGAGTGATCTTTAGTTCAAGTGCGTCTGTGTATGGCGAGCCAATATTGAATCCCTGTTCGGAATTTGACCCATGTGATCCTATGAGCCCTTACGGTGAAAGCAAACGCATGATTGAACAAG